GGTCTATGCCTTCCCGGCCTTCTCGGCGGCCTCTGCGTACTTGCGGATGATGAGCTGGACCCACAGGGACGCGAGCCTGGGGCCGATGTCGCCGACGGCCTGGTAGGCGACGCGCCCGTTGCGGTACCGGGGCGGCAGGCCGCGGGCGGTGTGCCGCGTCACGCGGTGCCGCTTCCCCTTCGGCGAGGTGCGGGTGTAGGTGGAGACCTTGTTCCGGTTGCCGCCGAACTCGATCGCCTGCCACGACTCGGACGGGATCAGCCCGCCGCGCAGGGCCCGCGTCGACTTCGCGGCGACCGCCGTGGGCGGGTTGCCCGCGTTGATCCGGGCACCCTTCGCGATCACGGCCGTGTCGCGGCGGTAGGTCGCGTGGAGCTCGACGAGCGACTTCCACACCGGGGACATGGTCGCCCGGGTGGCCTTGTTGATGTCGGACTTCAGCTCGCGGTCGGCGGCTTTCATCGCGAAGACCGCGGCCTGCAGCTCGCGCGACCCGTTCACGGAGATCACGGCTCGATCTCCTCCACGACGGGGACGTCGTTCACGCCCATGACGGCGATCCCGGTCAGCAGGACGCCGGCCTGCCCGCCGATCGGCCCGGGCGCCAGGGTCACGTTCGCGGCCACCTGCACCAGGTCGGTGGTCCTGGGGACGAACAGGACGTCGCGCTGCTCCCCGGCGTGCAGCAGCAGGTACAGCGACAGGGACGTCGCCTCGGCCCAGTCCTGCGGGTACTCCAGGGCGAGCGTCCACTCCACGGGACCGAGGATCTGCTCCGGGACCCGCTGCTCGAGGCTCCGCGACTGGAACCACGTGGGGGTCGGCTGGAACAGGACCTGGGACACCGACGAGGAGTAGTCACGCTCCCCGCCGGCGTCCAGGACCACGAACGTCGCGTCCCGCAGCGACAGGGGCGTGACCGGGATAGCGGTCACCGCCTACCCCGCTCAGGCCGGGTCGGTGAAGGCCGGCTTGCCGGTCACCGCGAGCTGGACGGACGCCGTGGCGGTGTTCCCGTCGGCGGTCCCGCCGATCTGCCCGGGCGTGATGATCAGCGTCGCGGAGACCGTCGGACCCTCGACGACCGGGGTGAAGACCGCGGCCTTCGACGCGCCCTCGTTGTCGAGCAGGTAGCGCAGCAGACCGGTCTCCGCGAGGTCCTGCGCGAGGTCGATCTGACAGGTCCACTCGGCGATGGCCTGGTCCTTGAGGATGTTCCCGCCGATGCCGCGCCACGTGGACGTGGACGTGGACGGGGTGAAGATCACCGCGGAGACGGCCTGGGTGAAGTCGTCCTCCTCGATGACGAGGGTCGCGTTCTTGAGCGAGTAGGGGGTGGTGAGCGGCACGACGGTCGTGGCCATGGTCAGTTCTCCGTCTCGGTGGTGGTGATCGTGGCCGCCGCGTTCACGGTGACCTTCCAGCCCTGGAACGTCTCGAACAGGACGCCACGCTCGGCGTCCTGCCAGTCGACCCAGGTGATGCCCTGCAGGGATTCGATGACGTCGTCCAGGGCGACGTCGAGGGCCTCGTCGGCGCGGGCGGTGTTCTCCTGCCCGACGAGGACCCACAGGTCGAAGGTGACGAGCAGCCCTTGGAGGCCGAACTGCTCGGGGCGCTCGATCTTCGACTGCCAGACCATGACGGTCGGCGCCTTCACGGTGTCGAGCGCCGAGTTGAAGCCGATCACCCGGTACTTGCCCGGCAGCGCGACCTTGAGGTCGTCGACGAGCTGGGTGCGCGCAGTCATCGCAGCTGGTACCTCCCCTTGTCGGGTCGCAGGAGCTTCTTCACGGTCCAGTCCATCGGGAAGACGGTGACCTGGTACCCGTCGGGCCCGACCTGGTCGTCGCGGCCGGCGACCCCGGAACGGGACAGGGCGCGCGCCTGCAAGACCTCGGCGTAGACCCAGGAGTCCGGCACGGTCGCGTCGTCGGCGATGGCCGGGGCGTAGGCGGCGCACTGGTCGTGCGCCGCCTCGAGGAGCATGGTCAGGTCCTCGTCCTCCATGTCGACGGCGTCGGCCCAGAACCGGCGCGCGTCCTCGGGGGTTGCCCAGGTCATCGTCAGTCCCCGGACGCCGCGACGAGGACGAACGCGTCGGCCGACGCGGTGAGCTCGGCGTGGTAGCCGAACACGCCCGTCTCGACGCCGCCCGTGGAGACGTTCACGGTGTCGACGCGCGTCGGGGCGTCGCCGCCGAGCTGCCACATCGTGTGCGCCTCGGACGCTCCGACGAGGACCTTGCCCGCGAGCCCGGCGTCGCCGGACGGGACGATCGCGAACTGCTCGAGGCGCCCCTCCTCCGGGTCGAGGCCGAGCACCGTGTTCAGGTACGCCAGCCGGTCCTGCTCGCGGGTCTTGGCCAGCGCCTTCCACAGGTCCTTGCCGACGACCGCGAAATCGGGGACCGCGACGTCGATGATCTCCGCGACGCCGTCCACGATGTAGGAGAGCGCGACCGGGACGTCGCTCGGGACGGCGTCGGCGACGACGTCGGTGTAGTTGCCCGACGTGAGCATGTGCGCGAGCGCGGCGGCGTCCGCCTTGCGGGCGTAGTCGTTGTTGCACTCGCGGTAGTAGCCCTGCCAGAACTCCGGGGTCGAGAAGTCGACGAACGCCCGGTCGAGCGACCCGGCGCCGGCGATGCGGGCCGCGGACACGGTGACCGCCTCGGTCTTGACCTCGTTGCTGTTCGGCTGGGTCGGGAAGCCCGTCCAGGTATCGACCTGCGGGGTCTTGCCCGAGGTGAACTTCCAGCCGGTCGCCTTGAGCGCGGTCAGTGGCGCCCGACGGAACAGCGGGACGTAGCGCTGGCGGTACGCGCGGTCGGACCAGATCTCGCCGAGCCACGCGGGCTGCTGCGCGGAGATCGCGTCGGCCTGGATCACCTGGTCCAGCGCGGCGAGCATCTGCCGGTTGCCGGTGCCGTGCGCCGCGGCGAGGGTCGCGAACAGGCTCGCGGCGTCCTTCACCTCGGGCCCCGAGGCCTTCATCGTCTTGCCGCCCAGCTCGGCGCCCTGGGGAGCCGCCGCGGCCATGGTCTCCGTGTCGCCCACGGGTTCCTCCTTCTCCGCCGACTCCTCGGCGTCCTCGTCCGCGGACCCGGTGTCCTGCGGCTCGTCTTCGATGTCGTCCCCGGCGTCCTCCGCGACCAGCTGCGCGGACGGGAACGCGGGACGGACCACCGCGCCCGCGGCCGTGAGCATCCCCGACTTCAGGTGCCCGCCGCGGATCACGGGGTTGTCGAGCTCGACCGACACCGCGGGCCGCAGCCCGTCGGCAGCCTCGGCGAGCAGGTCGTTGCCGGCCGTCGTGGCCGCGACACGGAACGTCGCGACCAGGCCCTGGTCGTCCTCGTGGATCTCCGTGGCCCGGCCGACCGGGCGCTTGAAGTCGTGCTCGAGGTTGAGCGTCACGTCGGCGACGTCGTCCGGGACCTGCACCGAGCCCTTCGACGCGATCACGCGCCCGAGGTTCGTGCGCCCCTGCTCCCCGTACGGCAGGAGCCGGTACGTGAGCGTGCGGTCGTCGACGTTCGCCGTGAGCAGCGATCCAGCCACCTGCATGTCAGTCCTCCGTTGCCGGGCTCACGCCCGTGTCGGGGACCGTGACGAGGTTGATCCGGTCGAACGCGATCCTGGTCCCCATCGGGGTCACGTCGTCCTGAGAGAGGCGCGCCTCGATGGCGGTCTGCCACAACGCGAGCGACAGGTCCTGCAGGTCGCTGCGCGCGTACTGGGTGTTCGAGTAGGTCAGCGAGGCCGAGACCTGGGAGGCGTCGAGGATCGTCGCCGGCAGCCCGGTCAGGCGGGCGATGTCCAGGACCGCGGCGTTGCGGCCCGCGATGAGCAGGTCGAGGCCCGCGTCCCCGAGCGCCGAGAGCTTCAGCCCGTGCGGCACGAACACCACGGACCCGTTCGCCGACCGCCGGGCGTCGGCGTAGCCCTGCAGGAGCTCGTCGATCTCGTCGGCCTCGAGCTCGACGTCGTCGTCCTGCTCGACCATCATCACGGGGATCGGGACCGCGGTCCGCGAGATCCACGCCTCCTCGAGCTTCGTGATGCCGCGGATCGTCCGGGCGCCGGCGAGGAGGATGCCCTCGTTCGGGCCCTGGAAGAGGATGACCTGCTCGGGGTCCGCGAGCTGCTCGCCGACCCTCACGCGCCCGAACTCGTCGAAGTCCCACCGGTCGGCGTGCACGTGCATCGCGTCGACGATCTGCCCGGCCGCGCCGCGCTCGACCGCCCACAGGGACCAGCCGTAGAAGAACAGGTCGTCGAGCGTCGCGATCATCCGCATCTGCGGCGGGACGAAGGTGGAGGTCCGGTACAGCCACGCCGGGTCCTTGACCTGGTCGGCGTCCCTGTACGTGTGCAGCGGCTGGCGCCCGAGCAGGCACACGATGTTCCGGGCCCGCACGACCGCGGGGATGCTCATGGCCTCCCGGCGCGTCGGGGGGATCGTCTCGACCCCGAACACGTCCCCGATGATCACGTTCGGCGAGAGCGTCGACGGCGTCCACGGGGAAGCGATCTGCGCGCCGGGCGTCGTGCCAGGCGCTGCGGAATCGGCGAGAGCATTCGCTCCCTGGATCAACCGCAGTGCCTGGCGTACGCCCATGAACCACCCTCAACGTCGCATCTTTCCTGACACTCTACCCTGTTCGTGTCAGATAACGCGAGGCTTGAGGCGCGCCTTCGGCTTCGACGCGTCGAACTGCCACAGCGCGAGCGACGCCGCGACGACGGGTGAGACCGCCGAGCCGCCCGGCCGCATCCCGAACGCGCGGGAGTCCCGGCCCGCCGGCCGCCACGTCGCCGACTCGACCGCGAGGTCGAGGTCGGTCTGGACGTAGTGCCCCACGCGCTCGTCCTTGACCTCCGTCGCCAGCAGCTGCGCCGCTCCCCCGACGTCACGCAGCGACATCGCCTTGGTCTTCACGACGGGCCGCAGGCGGCGGAGCTCGGCGGCCGTCGCGACGTTCCCGCCGATCTCGTCGAACACGACCTCGGCCTTCGACTCGCGGGCGACCTTGTGCACGAACCTCGCGACCCACGACATGCCCGGCCGGTGCGCGAGGACCTCGAACCATGCGCGCCCGTCGTCGTCGCGCCACGCCGCCACCACCGACGTCACGCTCGCGTCCTTCGGCGAGTCGAACGCGAGCGTCCACCGGGCCGGCCGCATGGGCGGACCCTCGACGCCGGCCTCGGCCCACGCGGCGACATCCAGGGCCCCGGTCGCCGCGTCCGACGGCCAGATGCACAGGTACTCGCGCGCGAACGCCGTCAGGCCGTCGCCCTGCTTGATGAACTGCCGGTAGCGCTGCTCGATCACCGACATCGGCGTCAGCCCCGAGTCGGGGCC